GTTGTTTAATATCTGATTGTCGTTTGCAAACCCGCCAATGGAGTATGACTCCCGTAGGGAGTCAATAGATGTGTTGCCAATCACGCGATTATTGTTTGACGAATTGGTTGTGGTGCCAAGCACAGTGATGCCAAAGGTTTCGCCTCCAGTGATGGTATTTCCTTCCGCGATGTCGTTGCTGGAATTCTTTATCATAATCGCATAGGCATATGGGGGCTCCGCACCACCTGGATAGATATAGTTCCCCCGGAACACATTACTGGTTCCGCCGAGTTCTGTTATGGCATCGTTATACCATGTCACGATGGTATTGTCAGAGACAACACACGCTGAGTCGCCGGTGAGGAATAGCGCAGTCTGTCCGGATAAGGAGTTTCCCGCGACACGACAGTTCGTTGTCGATGCGATCTCAAGGCCATTTCCATTGCCAACAGTTACTGGCGTGCTTGTTAGGCCAGTCACAGAGAATCCAGCTGGCATCCCTGTGCCAAAGAGAGTATATCCAGACGAGCTCCAACCTTGAAATATTGTAGCGGCTTCGCCTGCACCAGAGAACGAGCCGAGGGTTGTCGGGAAGGTTATGTTCTCAACGTTGTAGGTCCCTGCGGGGATGCTGGCAGAGGAAGCACTTGTGAGGTAAGTGTTCAGCGCCGCGGTGTCGTCATGGCGGACATAGGCGCCGCTGGCAGCGTTGGTCGGGGCTGCCGCGAGGGTCAGGTTCGTTGTGCCACCACCAGAGGAAATCGTGGTGACTAGGCGATCGTTGAGCGCTGAGGCTGGCGGTGTCGCGGGGATGAACGGAATCGTGACCTGCGGCATACCAGCGTCGTCGATTTCAGGGCTATAAGTTGCCACCGGACAGCATGTGAATATTTGAGCCGCATTGCTAAAGACACCGAGGAGTTGGTAGCCAGCGCCGGCTCGGTTTCGCCAGACGGCAACGCCCGGACAGGACGAAGTCCAAGTGACCGCGTTATAGGCGATCTGTCGCGAGGACTGAGTGATGGTCCCAAGCGTGGCATTGCCATTGGTGATAGTGACCGCAGTTAGGGCCGCACCGACACCGCCACCAGCGTCTACGCAGGCAATCTGGTAAGCGTAGGTCGTCGAGCCAGTTGGACCTTGACCAAAGCTCGCTTCTGAATTCGCGGACACAGCAAATGCTGTTGGGGCTGCTCCAGAGAAGGTTGCGCCACAGTGTTCAAGCGCGATCCCTTGACCGTTTACGAAGTCCTGAGCGGCTCCAAGGGAAATCACAGGGTTCCCAGAAGCACAGGTGGTCGTGGTGGTTTTGTTCGATCCGGAGAGATTGGCGATGCCAGCGATCGAGTTGGAGATAGTGTAGTTCGGCCATGAGCCAGAGAGGGAGATCCCTATGCCAGCAGAGAGCAACGGAGACGACGTGCCGTTGCCACCGTTGAGGATCGATAGCGGAAGGGTCAGCCCCGAGCCATTCTGTTGGACGAACGCAGTGCTAGCGCAGGCGTTGGTGTTGTCGCCAAATGGCCGCGTGGGGCAGGTTGGGTTCTGCGCCTGAGCCACGCCAAGCCACAGGAGAAGTGCGAGAATCTGTATCATATGTGATCCACTGTCACAGTTAGAGGATTGCCAGAGCCCGACGCCGAGAACGCCTGCCAAGCTTTCTGGCATTCGCCAAGGATGACCAAGGTTCCGCCATTGGCGAAGATTCGAAAACATCCGCCAAGGGCCGAGGGAGTTGGGGCCAAAGCCACGTCCGAACCGGAGTTCTGCACGAACGCCGGCCCGAAGAAGGCGTCCACACCACCTGGATTGTGGACGGTGATTTTGGTTCGCTGCGGATCCACAGGGAGAACTTGCTGTGGGGAGGTTGAGAGATTATTGAACGCAAGGACGTTTCCACCACTGGCGGCGGAGACTGTCCCAGGTGAGCCGACGCCAGTACTGATCATCACATCCTCCGATCAAGGAGCTTGCCGATGGCCTCGGTTTGCTTAAGCATCGCCGCGGTGAGTTCAGTGAGTCCGGCGACCTCAGCGGGTTTGGAGCGCATCTCTGCCATCTCGATCTGGAACTTATCCACGATCGATTGAGAATGGCTCACCGAGGCTTCTTCGGGTTTATATTGCCAATGACGTTCGAAGCTAGCGGAAAGGGCCTTGGCCTCGTCGTCAACCGGGATCATGTCCGGAGTTGGATCGCCGAAGAAAACAATGTCTCCGGATTGGCCCTTGCCCTCATGGCAGACAATGATCTCGCCCTCGGCCGTGCCGGCTTGGGTGTCGCCACCAAGCTTGGTTGTCCAGCAGCACGGATCGTTGATGTCAAGGAGCCTCGGAACCGGGAACTTGGTTCGTTTCATGCGCCCGGTCTTTCGGTCGGTTTCTTGATATTCCCATTCCTCGTCGAGGACGTTGAGGTAGTGGGACGTGACTAGTTTCCAGCGCATAGCGCCCTCCTAGAACTGTGAATAGTAAACAAGGCCGGAGATTCCGGCGTTGCTCGGGGTGATGCAGACAGCTTGGCTTAGATTGGTTCCAAGCACTCCGAAGTCAACGTGGTCTGCTGATGGTGCGGTTAGGGTCACGTTAAGCGCCGGAGTGAAGGTGATGGTGCCAGTATCGCAGGGGGTGGTGGTTTGGGTCCCTGCGGTAATGGAGAATGTCGTGGAGGTCGCCGAGGTCGAAGTGACGTGCCAACCACAGACGATGATCCGTTGGTTGGTTACCGCCGAGATCAGAACTGTGTTTGCGGACAGGCCTGAGAAGGTTGCTGCCTTGTTACACAAGATCTGATTCGGCGGACCAACTTGTCCTTGGGCCAGGGCCGCACCGGCGAGACCTAGCCAAAGAAATAGTGCGACCCAAAGCCTTTTCATGTTACTCCTCCGTCCAGGTGATGGAGCCATTCAAGGCCCCGGCCGTGATCGAGACAGCGTTGAAGTTCACGCAGATCTGTTGGGCTGCGCCACGAAGCGTGGGGACCTGAACGTTGTTCTCGATGTCACGCGACCAATCGAAGATTGTCATCTGCGGATTGGACGCAGCGGCGGTGGTATTGAGTGTCATCAGCGCCGAGTCGAGATAAACCGGCGCTGTGTCGTTGATAGTGGGGACCGCGGTGTAGGAAACCAAGGTCGCCACAGGTGCGGTGTTCGGGGACTGACCCGTATCGCGAGATGCAATCTGGGTTGTGATGCCCGGGTTGGCTGTGGTTAGAGCGGCGGTGCCACCGGTATCGAGAGCGGCTCGACGAACCACCGTGACCGGAAGTGAGACCAAGGTAGTTGCGGTTCCGCCGATCACAATGCGATCAATCCGGATCACTTTGGTTGCCGAACCGGCGATGCAGAGTTCGTCGGTTGCGGATGCTGGAGGCACGAGCCCGAAGAACGCGGAGGAATAAGTGTTCTTCGCGTAGTAGCCACTGGTGAGTCCAAACTGCGGGGTGACGTTGACTTGTGACGCCGCGACCCCGCAAAGGGCCGCGATCGCAACGCCGGCGAGGAGAAGCTTACGCATGGACCCCTCCTCAGTTCGCGATAGTGATGCCGGCGGGATAGCCGGATTGATTGCCAGCGGTCCCCATGATCTGGTCATCACGATCGATGACGATCTGAGCTTCGACCGTTCCAGTAGTGTTGGCAGTGCCGCCCTGGACGAAGGTCAAGGATAGAAACCTCGGGAGAACCTGACCAGGGAGGACTCTTGGAACGTCGACGTTGGCGAGTTGGAACCCCGCAGCGCACTGAGCAGCAGTGTAGGCCGCAGAAGTCCACATCGTCGTATAGGCCCCGGGGGCGCCAGATCCGTTGTCCGGAGCGCCCTGGAGCTGAAGTTGAAGCGTGCCGCCGGCGGTCAGGGCAACAATCATGATCGCCGAAAGCTTGAGCATAGGATCGTCGCCGACACCCATGTCACGGGCGCCGCCGCCGGAAGCCGACGAGGGAACACCGGAAGCAACGCCAAGGTCAATGACGTTGGTCGCAGACGTGGTGCCAGTCGTCGGTTTGTCGGTGTAGGCAGTGGCAGTGATACCACCGGAGGTTCCGTTGCCGGAGCCAGTGAAGGTGAGAAGACCATCGAGAATCATAACACACTCCTTAGACCACCTGGGCCTCGTTGGAGAGAATCGCGTCAACCGTCCGCACAGGAAGTCCGCGGAAGGTGGTGATGACCTTGCCGTCGAATTCTTCAAGCCGCAGCAACACATTAGTTTTATTCATGGCCTGGAGATCGAGGTAGGTTCGAACCACGCGGTTGGCGTAGAGGACAACCCGCCCCATGTTCGCGCGGACTTCCGGGGCATCGGAGGTCTGAACCGCGGTCGCTTGAGCAGGGGTGGTCGGCAGGCGATAGAGCGCGCGAACGAGAAGGTTGATAAGGTTCGCGGCCGAGACGCCTGTGAGCTGCGTCACGTCGATATTGGCGATCCGGAAAGCATAGCGCCAATCCCGGAGGACCATCCCAATCTCCCACTTGAAGTGATCGCGGTAGGCTTGGTAGGTGTTCCCCGAGGCGTCCGTCACCGGCCACTCACCCATATCGCGGTGCTGGAGCCCGGTGAGCTTGCCCTTCGGGAACGTGGCGTGGAGCGTGTCGTTGCCCCAAGTCACGCCCCAGATCGAGGTGTTGGTGTTCGAGGTTCCACCACCGTCGAGGACGTTGTTCGCGGTCTGGGAGTTGGCAGTGTTCTTAGTGGAGTAACGCGGGGCGAGACCGGTGAAGCGCTCCGGGTTGGTATGCTGGTTGCCGTAGATGATAGTCGCGGCGACCTGTTGGGACATACCTTCGAGGAAGGCCTTGACCTCGGAGAGTCGGAACTCCGCGGTGTTGCCGTTGAGGTCCGCGATGTCCTTGTCGATGACTGCGTAGGTTTCAAGGTTGCCGCAGGTATCGACGATCTGGGCGGTGGTCGACTTTGCGTTCGGGACGCCGGTGTTGAGCAAGCGCCACGTAGCCTGGGGCAAGCCCGTGCGAATCGTGGTTTTGTGCCCGGTCGGAAGGTTTCCCTCGACGACAAGCATATCGTCAAGGATCTCGTTGGTCTGGGACAGGAGCTCAATGATGGTGGCGACACGATAGCCGTCATCCATTCTCTTGGCCCAGTCACCGTAGGTAAGTGCAAGACTACCGATAGTGGCCATGATTATGTTTCCTTAGAGTTTGGATCCCGGCTGGTCTGGCTTCAGCGTTCATCCCTCATAGGGCCCAGTTACGGAAGGTTCGGATACAAGGCTTTCGCTCCTGACGGAGTGGCGACCTTGCCACCGGGGGCTTGCCCATGTGGGCTTGGACCTCCGCCGGCAACGTGCTTCCCTTCATTCACGAGCTTAGCCAACTCATACATCGCGCGGAACACCGCGGGATGATCTCCTGCGCCGGTGAAGTCCATGGCCTTGTTGAAGGCTTCGCGGACATCCGACGGAAGTAGGTCCTTGGCCCGGCCGATTTCGACCTGGGCCTCGGAGATCTTGGAACCAACGACGGGGTCGCGAGAGACCTGTTCGCGCCAATCGGTTCGCATGGTTTCGACAGCTTTGACAAGGTCCTTTTGGGAGCCGCCAGTGGACTTGGAATAGAAGTCGACGAGGCGCTGCGCGCTCGCTTGGTCCAGCTTGAGTTCTTTGAAGATCGGAGTCGCCTCATCGAGGAGCTTCTGATCGTAGGTCACGCCTTCGGGAGGTTTGAATTCATAGGTTTCTGGAGGGCTCGAGGCCCCAGTAGCGCCCGCAGGCGAAGGCTCTGCTGCACCGGTGGCTCCAGCAAGCGACGGGTCCTGTGGTTGGAGATTACTCTGATCCTTGATCTCCCCCGTCTCCGTCCGGCTCTCCGGGGAATTCGCCATCGGAGGGTTCTGTTCGTCTGTCATAGGTTTGCTCCTGGATTGTTGCTTCCTTCATCATCATGACGAAGTAGTCGGGACAGTTGGTGACGATGTCAAGGTAGATCGAGAGGCCGATATTTCGCTCACCTTTCGAATAAGCTTCGAGCAAGGCCTCCCCAGTGAATGGGTCGGCGAAAATATGGCATCTGGCAAGGAGCTCATGAAAC